CACGTACAATCCAAATTCTGTCCTTACTGAGTGGAAAAAGTTCTCTAACCTTGTTAGGCGGATCTTTTCTCGTGAGGATATTACCCCCGTGGTATGTAATATACCAGGCGTAAGGAGCCGTACCCTAAGTCTCTTGTGGTATGATAACTTTACCTTTCTATGGAAAATCTTCCATGGGGTCCCACTTGATAAGCAGGATGGTGAAGATATCACAATGCTCAGTGCAACAAGAAACTTTCCATGCCCTGTGGTCACAGAGGCTATGGACCGTGAAGAAATCTTTGAATTTCAGGCCCGTTTACAACGTAAACCGTGCCTCATCCCCGATTGGGTCGGAGATGTATCACGGAGGATTGGGGAGCAGGCTCTATCCCTTTGTCAGGGAGTAGACTTGTATCCCCATATCTCATCAACCTTCTCTGCCTCTTTCGATAAGACACGAAGTGAGGGTGGTAAAGGTATTGAGATTCTCCGACACTTCATAGACAGATATGTCCATGATGTACCAGGCGAGACTATTAGAGGTCAGACCTGGTTCGGAAGGGAATATTGGGAAGAGAAGGATACTTCTCGATTCATGACGATGTGTCGTGAGTCCCAACTTGATCCGAAGTTTAAGCACTTTTTGAGCTCATCCTTTCGGGAAGTCATGGCACCCGGCACCGTAGCTCACCTTGGAATATTGGGGAGAGATGCAGTTGATAAAACTATCGAGGAACCAATGTTTGGTCTCGATCGGGAATTCCCTTGCCAACTCTATCAATTGTCAATTGACTTATGTATAGAGAAAGGGTTTCTTGGGACTCTTAAACCGTACTTCAATTTGGAGGACGTGAAGAATCTTCAAGAACGTATCGGTGATATGCCGATACCTGCCCGGGCTCACCTTGTCAGAGAGCCAGGGGGTAAGCTTCGGTGGGTCACAATGGAACCACCTGAGGTCAACCTCCTTTGCCAACCACTCGCACGAATGCTTGGCAGCCTTCTTGGGTATTTACCCACCACGTTTTCAGCGTTCAATAGGAGCTGGAAATCGTGGGATTTTGCTGATATGCTCAGCATTAAAGAAGGACCGGATCCCGATGACTATGACGTTTCTGTATTCGATCTAGTCTCGGCTTCTGATAACCTTGACCGGGTTTTCAGTAGAGACTGTTGCGAGGGCGTACTTAAAGCCGCGCTCGGAACTGGTCAGATCTGGGCTTATGTTAAGATAGTCCTGAACGTAATATTCAGGAACCGTCATATCTTTATATACAAAGATAAATCTAAGGACGTTATCTTACATAACTTCATCGCAACCAATGGGTTGTTGATGGGAAACTCAGCTACCAAGGAGTGTTTAGTCCTAGTTAGCGAGATGGTGCTCAGAAGGTCTCGTATGACATCTTCTGACCTAAGAAGGAATTCCTTCTTATGGTTTGTTGCAGGAGACGACATTGCGATCTATGCAACAAAGCAATTCTTCCAACTTGTTATTACCGTATACCAATCCGTTAATGGAGTGATAAAGGTAGAGAAGACATTCTCAAACAAGATATGGGTCCCCTTTTGCCAAGGAGGCCTATTCTTAGAGGGTATTACTAAACACCACTCTAAGAGATTGGAAAAGGTGGGGTACGATCAACATATTTGTGTTGATATAGTAATGTCTAGATTACTTGTACCTTACGGGGTGGAATCTATGGACTCTAATCCAACTGCCCGAAACCCTGTTATAGGGAAGGGCGCAGCACTGAAAAAGTTGCTGGATTACTACCCCAGGAAGGAGAGAAATCCGATGATTATCAGGATGTTCCATAGGAACATGGGCTCTTCGATTCCGAAGGACCCCCTCTCTTATCTTCCAGGGACTCTTGGTGGGTATGATTTACCTCACCTCATCCCTAAGGAGGTTCTCCTTAGTAAAATACAGCAGAGAGTCCCCAACGTTATCTATCCTTTATTTGGGATGTTG